TTACAAAAAAATATAAAAGAAATTCAAGGATCTTTGCTAGATACAAAAAATGATGCTGCTGTTGACAAGTTGATAAGCACTAGAGATATATTGACTGAGCAAGTAAATAGAATCAATACGCTCGCAGAATTAACTAAAAAACGTCAAGGTCTTGAAAACTCTTTAGCTAACTTTCAAAACCAAAATCAAAATGCTGAAATTAAGAATAAGATTAGAATTAAAGAGGAAGAGATCAAGAACATAGATGCTACTATGGAAAAAGTTAAAGCAAAGTATGATGCAGAAAAATCTGCTCTTAAAGATGAAAGATTGTTAGCTAAACAAAATTCAGATGAGAGAATTAAAGCATTATTACGAGAACAAGATAAATTTAAACAACTCGGTAATAGAATAGCAGGAACTATAAACCAAGGATTATCTGATGCTGTAAATAAAGCATTTGAAAACTTAAGAGACGGAAAATCACTTAGTGACGGCTTAAAAGATATTTTTGTAGCAACTCTTGATAATGTAAGAAAAGTTGTTTTAGAAGAAACTTTAATTAAACCATTACAAAACGAAGTTTCAGGTTTTATAGGCGGTTTATTTGGAATAGATCAAAAAGGTGCAGATAATGCAGGACTTGTTGGTGATGCTTTAAAAACTTTTGTAGTGAACTCAGACGGCCAAAGTATTGGAGCAGAGATAGCAGAAAAAGGTAACACAATATTTAAAAATATTGGCGATAAGCTAAGTGAGTTTGGCACAAACGCAATGAACACATTCAGTGAACTTGGCAGTTCTATAATGGATTCCTTTTCAAAAATAGGATCATCTATTATGGATGCGTTCTCTGGCGGTGGAGGTGGAGGTAATATATTAAGCGGTATGGGAAGTATTTTTGGCACTTTTGGTTCTGGACCTGATCCTCTAATGGCTGATGCTGCATTTGTGGGTTTATCTTCTGGAGGTAAGGTTCGTAAGATGGCAGCAGGTGGTATGAATCGTGATAGAGTTCCTGCACTACTAGAACCAGGTGAGTTTGTAATGAAACGCTCATCAGCACGTTCTATCGGTGAAGGTAATTTAAGTGCGATGAACGCAACTGGTCAGATGGGCGGAAACGTATCAGTGAATATTGTCAACCAAGGAACACCGCAGGAGGCAACTGAACAATCACAACCACGTTTTGATGGAGAAAAGTTTGTGATTGATATTGTAACAAGAGATTTAAGAAATAACGGGCCTATTCGTAAGTCCATGAGAGGAGCAAGCTAGTGGCAACTTATCCTGATGACGCACAAGCACCAATTACAGCGTTTAGTGTAGTAGCTGATACTAAGTTTACTAATACAGGTACAACTCGTACAGAGTTTAATTTACCTTCAACAGTTGATCATAAAGGCGAGATTACCGCTTTTCTTGACGGTGTTCTGCAACAAACCTCTGCATATGATTTAGCTAACTCTGGTCAAACTGCTTCATTTTTAGTTGCACCAAACGCTTCTAATCTAACGCTTAAAACAATTAGTTTACCCTCTCGTTTTAAATTAACAAGAACTTTTCCTGCAGTGAGAAGTGTAGATTACTCAAATACTTCTGCCACTGTAGTCAATTCTAATTCTTACTTGATAAATGCAAACACAGAATCTTTCGCTTTACCAGCAGGTGTTAATGTTTCTTCAGCTACTGATTTTATGGTTTTCTTGTCTGGAGTTTTTCAAAGTCCTGATTCTTACACGTATCCTTCAGTAACTTTAGGAAATCAAGGGTTAGACATTGGAGATAATGCAGCAGTAAAACTTTTAACTAATTTTAGCGGTAACTTAACAGATGAAAGTCCCTCTTCACATACACTTAACTTTAGAGATGGAAGCGCTAGTTTTGCTTCCTCTAAACAGTTAGACTTAGACGGCACTGCTAATCATTTTGCTGATATTCCAGATAATGGCGACTTTAATATTTTTGATAGAGACTTTACTTTAGATACTTTTATAAAACCAGATACTGGTACCACTATGACCGCTAATCAATCACTATTTGCTAAACATGCACGTACTAATGATAATAACTACACTCTTAGACTTGTTGGCGCTAACTCTAATGTTGGTTTTATAGTAAATGATGGGGGAGCTATAACAGAGCTATATGGTGGTAACGCTAACGGAGGTTCTAATCTTCATGTTGCTGTTTCATACGAAAAAAATGCACAAAATTTAAGACTTTTTGTTAATAATGTAAAAGTCGCTCATAAAAATATGACTGCCTCAGATTTTGCAGGTAATGTAATTATTGGATCTAATTCAAATTCAGCCTCAGAAGGAGAGCGTTTTACAGGGCTTATTGAGTTTACTCGTTTATCGCACTCAGCTAGGTATAAAAGCGCAGGGCTATCACCGATAATTAATCATACTCCTACTGTTATTTCTGGTGCTCCACTTGGCGCAGTTAGTACTAGTGATACACTTAGTGTTAGAGTTTTTGACTCTACAGTAGAAACTTTAGATAGATTTACCTCAATGGCTGATAGAAAACCAGATAAAGGTTTCACTACGGAGAGAAAATTTGATACAATAACTTTTAATTCACAAGCTGGATATGAAAAAAGACGACTTAGGTCAAGACGATCTAAACGTAACTATAACTTACAATATACAAATATATCTGGCATTGAAAAAACAGCGATTGAAAACTTTTACAATGCGCGTAGCGGAGAATTTGAAGCGTTCACATTTGACTTGTCACATTTAAATGAATCTGGTACAATTACTACAAGATTTGATGGACCTCTCTCAGTTACTCAAGTTTTATCCACTGGTGCTAATTTAACACAGAATTTCTATACAGTGGCATTTAAACTACAAGAAACGTATGACTAATGACTGCAAGAAACTATGATGTAATAATAAAAGTAGCCGATGCTTCGTCTTTTGAGACGAATAATGTTCTTATTGGCAATACTTCTTCTGCTACTGGGGTTATTGCAAACGTTAATACAACTACCAATATTTTAAAAGTAAAATTATCTAACACTATTTCAGAGTTTGCAAATTTAGAAATAGTTCATTCTAATGTAATATCTGTTACAGGAACTGCTAATGGACTACTAAATACAACTTCTTTACCTTTTCAAGCTAACACTTACTCTGGTAATGTAAAAACAGCACAATCAACAATACAATCTATTGCACCTAGCGGTTTCATAGCTGAAAAAAATGCTTTTACACAAAATCCAGTAGTTCGTTTATATGAGATATACTATCCAGGAGAATGGTATCCTGAAAATGCAGCTGGTAATCCTACTGGAAAAGGAACAGGCAGAGCTTGGCCAGTTAATTTTCCGATAAGGTTTGCTGATATTCGTGGTGATTTAATATCAGATTTAAACTATAACGTAACATACGGAGGCGATACTTATATTCCTTTTCCTTCCCAAATTTCTTCTATTGAACAAGCGAGTGACGGAAAAATTAATGAACTGTCACTAACTGTATTTAATGTTGATAACATTATTTCAGCATTAGTAGAAGATCCTTTCATTGTTGGAAATAATACTTCTAACGCCTGTCAGGCTCATGTAAATGGTGAATTGGTTCATGGAATAGACCCAAGAACTATTAACGCTGCTCCTAGTGCTTTTGGATCAGAAGGCACTGAGGGTTTTGATGTTTTAACCAGAGCTAGAGCAAACGGCTTAGTATACAATGCTACTGTTGAGTCAGGGATATATGGTCAGGCAAATGCGTCATTTACTCGTGAGCAAACAATAGCTGTAAACGGAGAATGGGTAGAGGGAAAATCTGATACACGAGACTTATTAGGCGGAGTTGTAGCAATTAAAACAACCTTTGCAAATTTTTTAGACCATTGGCCTGAGTACAGTACTGCAAGATTTGTTACGTCAAATGTAGTTGAAGTTTATAATGCACTACCTTACCGTGTTGGAGATAACGTACGATCTGAAACAGGATCTACAGAAGGCACTATTCAATCTATTGAAGAAAATCGTTTTTTATACTTATCAAACCCTTTAGACTCAGATTTAGCGGTTGGGGATGCCGTATTTATTGTTAACTCACAGGCAGATTCCGAATCCTATATTGAAGATAAATTTAAAATAGATAGTTTAGAAAGTTTAAGTGATGAAGTAGCTTCTTTTAGTCTCATCTCGTGGCTACAGTACTTTAGAAACCAAGTACCAAATAGAAAATACTATAAAAACACTTGTCAATGGTCTTACAAAGGGCCTGAGTGTCAGTATCCTGGACCAGGTGGTTTAGCAATACCTGGAACATCTCTTACCTCTAATGCAAATCCAATCGCCGCCAATAACAATCCAGCCGCCTCTGCTGCTGGTGATGTTTGTGGAAAATCACTTCAAGCCTGCACCATAAGAAACAATCAGATACATTTTGGAGGGTTCCCTGCAACAGGAAGAACAATACCAAAACAATAAGATAAAAGGATGCATACTGCCCTGGAATCATATTTTTGGTAGTTTATCTGGTAATTTTCATTTATGCTGTCACGCTGAGTGGGAAAATCCACCTCTTATACTTGGAAACTCAACTCAAACTATTACTCAGATATGGAACGGTGAACCTTTAAAGAAAGTTAGGAAACAATTTTTAAAAGGTGAAATACCAACCGTTTGTAAAAATGTTTGTTATGATAGAGAAGCGCTTGGTATAAATAGTAATAGGTTAAGTGTAAACTCAAGATTTGAGACTCAAAAACACTTACAAGATAATACCTCTGAGGACGGCTCGTTAACAACTTTACCAACATATTTAGATTTAAGATTCGGTAATTTATGTAATTTTAAGTGTAGGATGTGTGGACCTGAAGCTTCAACCAGCTGGTATAAAGACTCTAAATCATCTCATTCAAAAACGATTGATCACTATACAAATAACGATATTATTTGGGAAGATATACCAAAAATTATACCTAATTTAACTGATGTGTATTTTGCTGGAGGAGAGCCTTTTGTTCAAGATGGTCACTACAAGTTATTACAGTTATTAATTGATAGCTCTTATGCAAAAAATATTAAATTACAGTACAATAGTAATTTAAGTTATACTAAGTTTAAAAAATTCAATCTATTAAGTATGTGGGAAAACTTCAAAGACGTATCAATTTGGCCAAGTATAGAAGGTTATAAGAGTCATGCTGAGTATTCAAGAAAAGGTTTGAAGTGGGAGACTTTTGAAAATAATGTGAAGCATTATAAGAAGCACATTAAAACTTTCTCCTCTGTAATAAATATTTTTTCAATTATCTCAATGCCAGAGTTAATTTTGTGGTTTAAACAACAAAGAATAGATTATTACGGAACTATACTTAGGCATCCAAACATCTATTCTATTACTTGTTTGCCAAAAGAAAGCAAATCATTTATAAATAATAAATATAAAAGGTTTTTACAAAAATACAGAATCTTTACTCAATATGATATAAAACAAATTAAAGATTGGTTAGTTTTTATGAACTCAAGAGATGATTCTCATTTGCTACCTGAATTTAAAAAAGAACAAACTAGGCTAGATCTATTAAGAAATGAATCTTTTGAAAAAACTTTTACGGAGTATGAGTCATGGTACAGAAATATTTAGGTTTGAGACATCAATATGGTGAGATAGACTGTATAGAATTAATAAGAAGTTTTTATAAAAACGAATTAAAAATAGATTTTGATTTACCTCCTTACCCTCATTCT